AATTCAATCGTTTTAATCGTTACAAGCTCGCCAGTGATGATTGATTTTTTAACGTTGTCAGGGTGCCAGCAGCGGTCTACGCCTGTGCGGGCGTGATGCGCGCAGTCTATGCAGAGTTTCATGATTGCACCTTTTTGGCGAGGATGGCGCGGGCGTTGGCAATTTCACGCGGGACAATAGAAACTTTACCGCGTAGTACATTTTCAAGGCGTTTTGTGACTTGCTCAAGCGCCGCTTCAAGTTCGGCAATTCGCGCTTGGTCGGTGTAGTGCTGTGCGGTTTGGTTCATTTTCATTTCCTTTCAAAAGGATTCACGGGCGGGCATCAATGAACCTCGCCATGCAACGCTTCGGCGGCCAAAACGGCCTCAATCCTTTCCGCGCCGCGTTTGGTGTAGCACGAAATAACGACGCGGTTGCTGCCGTCGAGAAAAACGACATCATAGGTCTTACTGCCATCGGTCAGTGTGTTTTCAACGATTGTGGTTTCCATTTTCAATCTCCAATAAAGAGGGGCTATGCCCCGTTAGGCTTCAACGATGAAATTGGCGCAAATGTTTGCAAGTGTCGTGTTGAGCAAGTTGGCAAAGACAAAAGCAAGAAAGCCGGTATCAGCCTGCCGCCATGCTTTTGAGAAGCGAAAACCAGTAATAACGAGAATCGGGGAAATTAGTTTGGCGGTGAAATCTCTCATTTTGCGGCTCCTTGTGTTGGTTGGTATGGTTCCCATTATGATAATAATTGATACAAAGGGAATTGACGAATATCAAGAGAATCGAAAATAGTTCATTGTGCATTGCGTCAAAAATACCTGTTGCAATTGACCGAAATCATTGCTAAATTACAAACCATGCGGGATTCGTGCCTCTAAAAATTGACACCTGACCGAGTACTTTGGCATTTAGATAATTGGGCCGTGTACATGCGCGCTCACTCTACCAAGCTCGGCTATGGCCGAATGGCGATGATTGCCAGCAACTCTAGCCAATCGTTTGAAGACATGGCAGATAGCGCGGATTCCTACGCTGCCAGAGCAACAGACACCGAGATAGACAACTTGCCAAAAGCTGAGTCGAGCGCGGTAAATCGCAAGCTCCTCGGCGCAAGATACACGCATATCCAGGACTTCGCGCAGACTTTTGATAGCGCAGTAAAGCGGTTAGCGCGTAGGCTTGACGTAAAGGGGCTGTGCTGATGGCAACTAAAGCCACAAGTAAACGCAATCCGTGGATTAAAGTGGCAGAGAAAGTTCATGTCTACCTTGTTGGAAATGAACGCGGGTATCAACAAGGCGCAGAAGAAATGCGACTGAGATGCGCTAAACGAGCAGCATTTGCGATTATGGCCGCTGAAAACGTAGAAAAGGCCATAATGGGGTTGGATTTAAACCCCAGAGGTGAATAAATGGTTAAGTTGCCATGCCAAGAGCCAAAAAGGCGTTTAGGCGATTCCGTCTTGATAAGAGAGCCGGAATCATATCCTCCTGTGACTCAAGCTAGCCATATAACGCAAACATGGATTGTGCAACAGATTGCAGATGAGGGCGTTGCATACGGGGAAATAGCTTCTCGACAGGCTTCCTATTGGGAAAATGGCGTATTTAAATTGATTGATTTGCCGATAGATGCGTGACCTGCATAGCTACAAATCCAGCACCTGCATGATCGGGCCATTCAAACCCGTAGGACTAAGCCCGCAAGCGGCAAAGCATTGTAAGCAAGTAACGCACATCCAAACGCCAGAGCAAGACCGCAACAAAGGCCAAGCAACCGCGCTTTTAAAGCAAATTGGCCTAATGGCAGACCTAAACAATTGGGCGCTAGTCTTAAAGCCTGAAAGCTACGCAGACAGCCCGCTAGACGATCAAACCCTAATCAACTGGTATCTGCGCAACGGGTTCGCAGAACTTCAACCCGCGCCCGAATTGCTGCTATTCAGAGCGCCCAAACGATTGACCAGACCTAATTACATGGTGGATTGATGAATACTTTAATTCCGATTGAAGAAATAAACGCTTTGCTACACGCGATGACCGCCAAAGAGATCGAGAAAATAAACGTCGAGTTTTGGAATGCCATGCCAATTACCCCAAGCGAATTGGATGAATTGGCCTATTCAATTGCGGAAATCGCAAACGCAGGATAAACGGTTCCGCCTGAAACCATGAATGCAGGGACTTTTAAAAAAGGCGAGAAAAGGCCAAATCAGGGGAAGCGCGGCCTTTCAAAGACTACGGTTAACGCCAGAGAGGCGATTGCACGCTTTGTTGATGCCAACGCAGAGCGCTGTCAGGATTGGCTAGACAAGATTGCTGAGCAGGATGGGCCGAAAGCTGCTTTCCAGTGCTACACAGACCTGATTGAGTATCACATTCCCAAGCTCGCCAGAACTGAGCTAACCGGCAAAGATGGTGGCGCGATCAACATTACCGCAAGCGCGGCTGATGAAAAGCTGTGAACCTGTGCTAATTTACAGGTATGAATCAACATATAGTGGTTCTTTTTGGCTCAAATGGTCAAAAGTGACAAGAATCACGGGTTGGCATATCTATAGGTTGATTCAGTGCAACTAACCGCACGCCAGCTTGAAGCGCAAGAAATACTAAGCGGCGATGCAACGCACATAATGCTGTTCGGCGGGAGCCGAAGCGGCAAGACATTCCTGCTAACGCGCAACATCGTATTCAGGTCGTTGAAAGCCTCGCAGTCTCGGCACGCAATTCTGCGTTTTCGGTTCAACGCGATCAAGTCAAGCATCGTTTTAGACACCTTCCCAAAGGTGATGAAGCTGGCGTTTCCTGGTGTGACTTACACGCTAAGCAAGACAGATTGGTTTGCCACACTGCCGAACGGCAGCGAGATATGGTTCGGCGGATTGGATGACAAAGAGCGCACCGAGAAGATTCTAGGTATGGAGTTCGCCACGCTCTACTTGAACGAATGCTCGCAGATACCTCAGCAATCAAGGGATGTTGCGACCACTCGATTAGCGCAAAGAGCAACGCAGATTATCAGTGGACGCGAAACATTGCTAAAGCCGCGCATGTATTACGACTGCAACCCGCCGCCGAAGTCGCACTGGACGTACAAGCTTTTTGTGGACAAGCGCGACCCTGATACGAAGATGGCGTTACCGAATCCAGATGCTTACGCAAGCATCCAGATGAACCCGGAGAGCAACATTGCGAACCTAAGCGCTGGTTACTTGGACACGCTCAAGGGTTTGAGCGCAAGGCTGCAAAAGCGCTTCCTAAAGGGCGAGTTTGCAGATGCGGCACCAAACGCGCTATTCACGGATGAGAATATAGACACCTGGCGCGTGTTGGATGGCGCTGTCCCTGACTTTGTGCGCGTTGTGGTGGCTGTAGACCCAAGCGGCTCAGGCGATGTGGACAATGCGGACAATGACGCAATCGGCATCTGCGTTGTGGCGTTGGGCGTTGATGGCAATGCCTATCTGCTAGAAGATTGCACCGTCAAGGCTGGCCCTGCAACCTGGGGCCGCGTTGCTGCTACCGCTTATGATCGGCATCAAGCCGATGTAGTGGTGGGCGAGGTCAACTACGGCGGCGAGATGGTTCGCCACACGATACAAACTGCGCGGCCTCGCACGCCTTACAAGGCAGTGACAGCAACACGCGGCAAGGCGGTTAGAGCAGAGCCGATAAGCGCACTGTATGAGCAAGGCAAAGTGCGGCACGTTGGGATATTTAACGACTTGGAAGACGAGTTGTGTGCGTTTTCCACATTTGGATACATGGGCAGCGGTTCACCAAACCGCGCTGATGCGCTTGTATGGGCGCTAACTGAATTATTCCCCGGACTGACTAAGCCGGTTGAAAAGGTTGAAGAAGATGACGAAGACCACATGCCGCAAGGCGCGCACGCCTGGATGGGCTAATGGCTGACGCCAAAGGAAAGGCCGAAGCAACTGGCGATGACGCGCTAATCAAGCGTGCCCGCGACCTATTCGAGCGCGTATCCAAAGAGGAAGGCGAGCAACGCCGCGACGAGTTAGACGATATTCGCTTTAGTGGCTTGCTAGACCAATGGCCCGCACAAATGCGAGCAATGCGCGAAGCCGATAAAACCGGCGCTCGCCCATGTCTTACGGTTGACAAGACAAATCAGTACAAAAACCAAGTAGTCAACCAGATGCGCCAGAACCGCGCAGGCATCAAGGCTAGACCAGTTGACGATACCGGCGATGAAGAAATAGCAGAGGTTTATCAAGGCTTGATTCGCCACATTGAAGACGCTAGCAATGCAAGCGTTGCTTACGATTGGGCTGGAGATGGCGCTGTCACAAGCGGGTTGGGGTATTTCCGTGTGTTGACGGAATACGTAGGCGACTCGTTTAAACAAGAGCCAATAATTAAGCCGATCAAGAATCGGTTTAGCGTTTATCCTGGCAAGTATGAGCAGCCGGACGGTTCGGACA